CGGTGCGCAGAGTTGGGCCTGTGCCTGTTGGGCTCTCGCGTCGGCTACGATTACATATCGCTTTTCCGTAATGCCGTCCGTCGTGTGCCCCTGTCCATGGGCAAGGGATACTGCACCGAGACCGTCCAGTACATCCACCAGGAAGCCGGGCTGTTCGCCCCTCAGGCCCTGGCCATGCGCCCCAATGACTATCTGCTCAGGCCCTGGCCCACGGTCGAACTCGCATCCTACACGGTGGAGGGCGAGTAATGGCCGACGAATTGCGTCCCCTCTACGACAAGATGGACGTCCTGCAAGGGCAGATATCGCACCTCTCTGGAGAGATGCGGGCCAGCATGGCGACGATCAACGCCACCATGTCGGAGCGGTGCTCTACGCGCGGACAGAAAATAGACGACCTAGCCGACGATCACGACCTGACGAAATCCCGCGTGGCCGTGCTTGAGCAGGACAAGGCCAAAATGATTGGCGGTGCTGTGGTGGCTGGTGGGCTCGTGAGCGGCCTGATTACGATGGCCGTTAAATTTTTGTCGGTAGGCGGCAAGTAGCCATGGCCGGGAAGCGCAAGCCCATCAAGTCCAACTCTGTCACCCCCGCCCAGGTGGACAAGTTCTTCGCCGCGCTGGCTGCGACGGCCAACGTGGTGTTTTCAGCCAAGGCCGCCAAGATCAGCCACAGCCACGTCTACGACCTGCGCAAGGAAGATCCGGAGTTTGCGGCCAGGTGGGATAACGCGGAAAACGTCGGCACCGATAGCGCAGAGGGAGAGGCTTTCCGGCGCGCCGTCAGGGGCGTGCTCAAGCCCGTCTACCAGCAGGGCAAGAAGGTGGGGACGATTCGGGAGTACTCGGACGCACTTTTGGCGTTGCTGCTCAAGGCCCGGAGGCCAGAGAAGTTCAAGGACAAGGCCAGCGTGGACCACAACGTCAAGGGCGAAGTGGCCCACGTCCTCTGTCCGCGCTCCGAAGAGCTGCTTTCCAAGCTTCTGAACAGGGGACCCCATGAAGAGGCTTGAGCGCGAAGCCCTCTACGCCGAACTCTTCAAGGCCTGCGGCCGAGAGGGGTTCAACGCTGCTGCCCGGCGGCTGGCGCTGGAAGACCTGTACTTCCTGCTGACGGTAATCCTTGGCCGTGACGACATGCGCCGGGATTGGCTCTTCGAACGCTGCCGGGAGGTAGAGGCCAGCCCCAACGGCCACTTGGACCTCTGGGCACGCGAGCACTACAAATCCACCATCATCACGTTCGGGCTCACGATTCAGGACATCCTGCGCAACCCCGAAATTACGGTGGGCATCTTTTCGTTCAACCGGCCCATTGCAAAGGCGTTCCTTCGGCAGATCAAGCGGGAACTTGAAGGAAACGACACCCTCAAGGAGTTGTTCCCCGACATCCTGTATGAAAACCCGTCCAAGGACGCCCTGAAGTGGTCTGAGGATGAAGGCATCATCGTCAAGCGCAAGAGCAACCCCAAGGAAGCTACGGTCGAAGCATGGGGCCTTGTGGATGGCCAGCCGACGTCCAAGCACTACAGCCTGCTCATTTATGACGATGTGGTCACAATTTCGTCTGTGACGACTCCCGAGATGATCGCCAAGGTCACCGAGGCATGGGAGCTTTCGCTTAACCTGGGGGCTGATGGCGGCCACGCGCGGTACATCGGGACTCGCTACCACAACAACGACACGTACCAGACCATCCTTTCGCGCGGCTCCGCTGTTCCCCGCATCTACCCGGCCACCGTTGACGGGAAGGTGGACGGAGAACCCGTGTTTCTCGACCGGGACACCCTGGCCAAGAAGCGCCGTGACATGGGGCCGTACACGTTCGGCTGCCAGATGCTGCAAGACCCGGTGGCGGACAAGGCGCAGGGCTTCAAGAAGGAGTGGCTGCAATTCTGGGATGCCAAGGAACTCAAGGGCCTGAACATCTACATGCTGGTGGACCCGGCCAGTAAAAAGAAGAAGAGCAGCGACTTCACCACCATCACGATCCTGGGGCTGGGGCCGGATCAGAATTACTACATCATCGACCAGGTGCGCGACCGGCTGAACCTCACGGAACGTGCCGCAGCCGTCATTCGTCTGCACCGTCAGTACCGGCCCCTCAAGGTCGGCTACGAAGAATACGGCCTTCAGGCTGATATCGAGCACATCAAGTACGTCCAAGAGCAGGAAAACTACCGCTTTCCCATCATTGAACTGGGAGGCTCGATGCCCAAGGAAGACCGCATCCGCCGTCTGGTTCCGCTCTATGAGCAGGGCCGGGTGTTTCGACCGTATCGGTGCATCTTCGTGGATTACGAGGGTAGGGCGCACGACCTGACCCGCGAGTTCATAGACCAGGAATACCTGGCTTTCCCCGTCTCTCACCATGACGACATGTTGGATTGTGAGGCGCGCATTGTTGACCCGGACCTTGGTGCCAGGTTCCCAGACACCTCCGCTGTTCAACAGGGGCTCCACCAGGCCGTCACCGACTACGACGTCCTTTCCGGTGTCACTAAACCGGGCCGGGCGCAAACCTCTTACAACCTGTTTGGAGGCTGATATGGGCGGTGGTGGCGGCGTCGAAGACAACTCTGCGCAGGTGCAGCAGCAGCAGATGATTCTGATGATTCAGGCCCAGCAGGCAGAGCAGGCTGAACTGGAACGTCAGCGTCAGATGGCACAGGCTCAGGCCGAGCAGGCTGCGCGGGAAGAACAAAGCCGTGCCCAGCAGGCTCAATGGGAAGCACAGGCTAACGCACAGCAAGAGGCTGTGCAGTCCATGTACAACTCGGCCCGCCAAGACGCTGCGAACAAGGCCGAAGAGATGCGCCGGGCCATGGAAGCCGAAGCCGCCAAGCAGGCAGAACTGGAACGTCAGCGCGTGCTGGCCCAGGAAGAGGCTGACAAACTCACCAACATGAAGACCGGAATGGCCAACGACGTGGTCAACGAAGCGGACGCAGTGGCGTTGCAGAAGAAGCGCCGGGCCACCCTCACCCCCGTGAAGACGCTGCTGACCAGCGGAACGGGTCTGACCACAGACGCCCCGGTGCAGGCCAAAACCCTGTTGGGCCAGTAGGAGCAACAACAGATGGCAAAGGCCGACATCGCAACACTCATGGAGCAGGCCAAGGCTCTGGAGAACGAACGGGCGCAGTCCTGGGACTCTCACTGGCAGGAGATCATCGACTACCTGCTGCCAGCGCGTGGCCGTTTCATGTCCAAGGGCGAGAAGCCCAACCGTGGCGACAAGCGGATGGCCAAGATCGTGGACAGCCTGGGCACCCGCGCCATGCGTATGCTGGCTGCGGGCATGCAGGGCGGTCTGACGTCACCCTCGCGCCCTTGGTTCCGCCTGGGCCTGGCTGACCCTGCCCTGGAAGGCACCGGCACCGTCAAGGCGTGGCTGGCCGACTGTGAACGCCGCCTGTACGCGCAACTGGCGAAATCGAATTTCTACGAGATGGCCCATCAACTCTACGTCGAGCAGGCCGGGTTCGGCACTGGCGTCATGCTGGTGCAGGAAGACATGACCCGCATCGTGCGTTTCCACCTGCTCACGGCTGGCGAATACTGTCTAGCCACGGGCGAGGACGGCCAGGTGGATACGCTCCATCGCCGGTTGTGGATGACGCCGCGCCAGATGGTGCAGCGGTTTGGCGAGAGCGCCCTAAGCGACTCAGCCAAGGCCAGCTACAAGGACTCTCCCTTCGACTGGGTGCAGGTCTACCACTGTTTGTCTCCCAGAGAAGACAGAGAGCCGGGCAAGGCCGACAATAAGAACATGGCATATCAGTCTGTCTATTGGGAGCAGGGCAGCGACAAGGCGCTGAGTGAAAGCGGCTACGACGAGCGCCCATTCATTGCCTGCAGGTGGGACGTCGTGGGCAGTGACGCCTACGGACGCAGCCCCGCCATGGACATCCTGCCTGACGTCAAGATGCTTCAGGAGATGAGCAAGCAGCAGCTTATCATGATCCACAAGGTCAATAATCCCCCCATGGCCGTGCCGGTTGGGTTCAAGTCTTCGCTCAACCTGACGCCCGGTGGCGTGAACTATGTGGACCCTGGCAACCAGGAATACGTCAAGCCGCTGTACCAGATTCAGCCTGACCTAAAGGACATGGAACTGAAGTTGGAGCAGGTGCGAGGGTCCATCCGGGCCGGGCTGTTCAACGACCTGTTTCTGTCCCTGAACGAAGCGCAGCCCAACATGACCGCCACCGAGGTGGTGGAGCGCCACTCCGAGAAACTGCTGATGCTTGGCCCCATCGTGGAGCGCATGCAGATGGAACTTCTCGACCCGACCATCGAGCGGGTGTTCCGCATCATGGCGCGTTCTGGTGCGCTCCAGCAGCCCCCGCAAGAGCTTTCGGGGCAGGAAGTGAAGGTCGAGTACACCTCGCTGTTGGCGCAAGCACAGCGCGAAATCAGCACGCAAAGCCTGACGCGCTTCGTGACCTCTGTGCAGGCTCTCAGTCAGGTCCGCCCCGACGCGGTGGACAAACTCAACGCTGACGAGATCGTTGACCAGTTGGGCAGCGCCTATGGCGTGCAGCCCTCCGTCATCGTGCCCACCAACGACGTGCAGCAGATACGCCAGGCCCGCGCTCAGCAGCAGATGCAGGCCCAGCAGGCAGAGCAGCAGCGCATGCAGGCTGAGAGTGCTGCCAAAGCGCTCAGCCAGGTGGGCAGCATCCCCACGCAGCCGGGCACGTTTGCCGGTGACGCCATGGGATCGGGGGCCACGCAATGACCATGGACACCGACATTCTCCACAGCGAGCAGCAAGAAGGCCGTGACGCTGAACTGCAGGCCGAAGAGCGCATGCGTAAGCTGCAAGAAGCCTACACTCATACATTTTTGACGACTGAGGAGGGCCGGGCCGTGCTGGTCGATTTGCTCACATGGAGCAAGTCGCTGGAGACCACGATGACCGGCAATTCGTGGACACATTACAACGAGGGGGCGCGGGCCGTGGGCCTGAAACTTCTCAAAATGCTGGGCTTGGGCGGCGTGGATCACCTCGTTGCGCTCCTGGCGAAGGATGCAGGACATGGAAGCTGAAACCAGCACTGAAGCCACCACCGCACAGGATAACACCGCAAGCGGGCAGGCCGACGCGCAAGTTCAGGCCCAGGCCGAGGCGAAGCCGGGCGAGGCCGCCCAGGCTGCACAGACCGCCGAACTCCAGGCCAAGACCGGAGAAGAGGCCGAAGGCACCACGGGCGAGAAGCCTGCGGAAAAGCCCGCCGAAAAGCGGGAAGTCAAGATCGACCTGAAAACCCCGGAGGGTTGGAAGGACAAGAAGTCGTCCGACTGGTTCAAGGCGACTGCTGAGGCTTCGGGGCTTACCCCGGATCAGGCGCAGGGTGTGTTCGACGCTTGGGTGTCGCGCCACGCTGACGCCAATGCCGAGTCCGCCAAACAACTTGAGGAGGCCAGTAACCTGCTCAAGGTGGAGTGGCGGAAGGACTACGACGTCAATATTGCGCTGGCATCTAAGACCGCCAGGAACCTGGGAGGCCAAGAACTTGCTGATTATCTGGACAAGTCTGGCCTGGGCAACAACCCCGCGCTGATCCGGGCGTTCCACCGGGCCGGGAAGATGCTGAGCGAGGATTCCTTCGTTGTCGGCGGGAGCGGGGCGGGAAACCCTGCCAGTTCTGCGGCCAGCACCCTCTACCCCAACCAAAAATAGGAGATATCCACAATGGCTACTCTCGCCACCACCAACCTGACCCTTGCCGACTGGGCGCGTCGTAAAGACCCCAACGGCAAAATAGACACCATCGTTGAACTGCTCGGCCAGACCAACGAAATCCTTGAAGACATGGTCTTCGTGGAAGGTAACCTGGAGACCGGCCACAAGACCACCGTGCGCACCGGCCTTCCCTCTGCCACCTGGCGCATGCTGAACTACGGCGTGCAGCCTTCCAAGAGCACCACGGCCCAGGTCGTGGACACCTGCGGCATGCTGGAGGCCTACTCCGAGATCGACAAGGCCTTGGCCGACCTCAACGGCAACACCGCCGCCTTCCGCCTGTCGGAAGACCGCGCCTTCCTTGAAACCATGAACCAGCAGATGGCGCAGACCCTGTTTTACGGAAACACCGCGCAGTACCCTGAGCGCTTCTTGGGCCTGGCCCCGCGCTACGGAGCCCTGTCCGGGGCTGCTTCCGCCGCCAACATTATCTCGGGCAGCGGCTCGTCAGCACTGTCCAGCGTCTACCTGGTCTGCTGGGGAGAAAACACCGTCCACGGCATCTTCCCCAAGGGCTCCAAGGCTGGTTTCCAGCACGAAGACAAGGGCCAGCAGACCCTGATCGACGCCGCTGGTGGCAAGTACGAGGGCTATCGCTCCCACTACAAGTGGGACATCGGCTGCGTCGTCCGCGATTGGCGTTATGTGGTGCGCATCGCCAACATCGACACCTCTGCCCTGGTGAAGAACGCCGCCACCGGCGCTGACCTCATCGACCTGATGATTCAGGCCATCGAAACCCTGCCCAATCAGTCCATGGGCAAGCCTGTCTTCTACGTCAACCAGAAGATACGCAGCTTCCTGCGCCGCCAGATCATGAACAAGACCGTCACCCAGCTGACCCTGGACAACGTCGCGGGCAAGCATGTGCTGTCCTTTGACGGCATCCCCGTCCGCCGCTGCGATCAGATCCTCAACACCGAGACCCAGATCTCCTAATCGGGGATTGAAGGAGACCGATAATGTACCTCGATAAACTGCTCATGTTCAACGAGAGCGATGCGGCCATCACCGCCACCACCGCCTCGACCAACGTCATCGACCTTGGTGCCGCAGACCTTGGCAAGTCCGAGGAAATGGACATTTTCGTTCAGGTCACCGAGGCGTTCAACAACCTCACCAGCCTGGGCATCAAGGCTCAGACCGCCACCGATGCCGCGTTCTCCACGCCCATCGACCTTCCGGTGCAGGCCACTCCCCTGCTGGCCGCCCTTACCCTCAACAGCGTCCAGCTGCAGGTCTCCGTGCCCAAGGGCGTTCTGCGCTTCATGCGCCTGTATTACACCGTCACCGGCACCGCCCCGACCACTGGCAAGATTCGCGCCGGGCTCATCACCAACCGCCAGACCAACGCCTAGGAGGCGACATGAACGCCCGCGTACGCTGCGTAACCACCTGCTACATCGACGGCTGCCTGTACGAGGCTGACAGGGAATACACCCTGATGCTGCCCAAGGAGCATGGCCACTGGGAGCACTTCGACGTGCTTGAGGACATGGACGTCAAGAAGGGCAAGGGCAAGGGCAAGGACGCCCCTGCGGACGCATCTGCCTCTGAATAACTCTATCCGGGGCTGGGCTTCACCGCCTGGCCCCGTTTTAAGGAATGCCCATGGCGAGTGTCGTCCAGATATGCAACCTGGCCCTGTCGAAGATCGGCAGCCCGCCCATCTCTTCACTCACCGAGGACAGCCGGGAGGCCGCTGCTTGCAGCATGATCTACGAGCCGCTGCGGGACGAGGTCTTGCAGATTCGCCCGTGGGCGTCCTGCACCAAGCGCGTGGCCCTGGCCATGCTGGACGAAGCTCCCGCGTTTGAGTTCACTGCCGCGTGGCAGCTTCCCAGCGACTACCTTGATCTGGTGCGCCTGGGTGACACCGACGGCGCCGACATCAATTACCGCATCGAAGGGCGCGTGTTGCTCACCAACACCGAGACCGCCAACATCATCTACATATTTAGGCAGGAGGACAGCGGCACCTATGAGCCGGTGCTGGTTGACCTCATCGCCAGCCGCATGGCCGTTGACCTCTCCATGACCGTGGCGGGCAGTGGCACCATGGGCCAGGCCTTGTATCAGGCCTATGAGCAGAAGCGCACCCGCGCCAAGAGCGTTGACGGGCAGGCCGTGGGCCAGCCGTCCTTCACCTTCACCTCGCTCGTGGACGCGAGGCTGTAATGGCGAAAGTCAGCCACCTTCAGGCCTCTTTCACCGCTGGCGAACTGTCTCCGCGTCTGTTTGGCCGGGTAGACCTCGCCAAGTACCAGACCGGCCTGGCCAAGTGCCGCAACATGGTGCTGATGCCCCACGGCGGCGTCAACCGGCGCAGCGGGACGCGGTTTGTCCATGAAGTGAAGGACAGCACCAAGACCGTGCGCCTCATCGCGTTCGAGTTCAGCACCGTGCAGGCCTACATCTTGGAGTTCGGCAACCAGTACATGCGCGTCTACAAGGACGGCGGCATCGTGGTCAGCGGTGGCACGACGCCCTACGAGATCACCACCCCGTACCTTGAGGCGGACCTGCCCTCGTTGAAATTCGCGCAGAACGCCGACACACTTTTCATCGTGCACCCCAGCTACCAGCCGCGCTCTTTGAGCCGCACCGACCACACCGCGTGGGCGTTCACCATTCTGGACTTCGTGGACGGGCCGTATCTGGATGAAAATATTGACCAATCGAAGACTATTACGCCCAGCGGCAAAGGCCAATACGTGGTCAACGGAACGTTTGACAACGACATCGCTGGGTGGAACGACATGAACGCGGGTTCAGGTGCAAAAGTTCAGTGGGACAGCATGTCCATGATGGATTTGATAGGAATAGTTGGCGGTTACGCCATGGCGCAGCAGACCGTAACCCTAACTGCTGCGAATGTAGAACACACCTTGGAATTTGAGGTGAAGAGCGGCCCTATTATAATGTGCATAGGAAGTACATCGTCTGGGAGTGAAATCTTAGCTGCCGTGCCCTATGAAAAAGGTGTGCATACAGTAAAATTTACCCCCACCGTGACTACAATATATCTGTTTTTCATGAACACCGCCAACGCCAGCCGGGCAATCGACAACGTGCGCATCAGTCGCCAGGAGAGCATCACGCTCACCGCGAACTTCGACTGCTGGAACGCTGGCCACGTAGGCGCGTTCTGGCGGCTCACCCATGGCGAATACACCGGCTACGTGAAGATCACGGCTTACACCGACGCCACGCATGTCACGGCCACCGTCATGGATGCCCTGGCCTCGACTGCTGCCACGTACAAATGGCGCGAAGGGGCTTGGAGCACCCACCAGGGATACCCCAGCGCGGTGGTTTTCCACCAGCAACGCCTGTTTTTCGCTGCGACTCCCAAGTCTCCGCAAACCGTATGGGGCAGCAAAACCCAGAAGTACGTTGACTTCACCATCGGCGTGGCGGCTGACGATGCCTTGAACATCACCGTCGCGTCGAACCAGGTGAACGCCATCAACTGGCTGGTCAGCAGCAAGTCGCTTGTGCTGGGCACCATCGGGTCAGAGTGGCGCATGGGCAGCGCGGATGGCTCCGACATGATCTTGCAGCCAGCCAACGCTTCCGCCGCCCAGGAGACCAACCACGGGTCACACCCGACGCTGCTGCCGATCCGCGCAGCCGGGCAGACCATCTTCGTGCAGCGCAGCGGGCGCAAGATCCGAGAGCTTTCCTACGATTTCCAGACGAACGGCTGGGTGGCCCCTGACCTGTCGCTGCTGGCCGAGCACATTACCGTGGGAGGCATCACAGACATCGCCTATGCGCAGGAGCCGGACTCCATCATCTGGATGGTGCGGGCAGACGGAGTGCTGCTGGGACTTACCTACAACCGCTCCGAGCAGGTGGTGGGCTGGCACTGGCACGATACGGACGGCCTGTTTGAGAACGTCTGCACGATCCACAATGGCGAACAGGATCAGGTTTGGGTGGTCGTCAAGCGCACCATCGGCGGCGTCACCAAGCGTTACGTGGAATACTTCACCGCGCCCTTCGTGGATCAGGACATTGAGGATGCCGTCTTCGTGGATTGCAGCCTGTCGTACTCTGGCACAGCGGCTACCACCTTCAGCGGCCTTGGGCATCTGGAAGGCAAGAGCGTGGACATCCTGGCCGGTGGGTCTGTCCGCACTCCCAAAACCGTCACCAGCGGGGCCGTTACCATCGCCAACTCTGCCACCAAGGCGGTCATAGGCCTGCCCTACGTCAGCGAGTTGCAGACCTTGAAGCCGGAGGCTGGCCAGGACGACGGCACGGCACAGGGGCACCTGAAGCGCGTCAGCAAGGCCACCCTGCGCGTGCATCGCAGTCTTGGCTATGAGGTGGGCGCGACCACCGATAAGATGTTCCGCCCGCCGCACCGCAGTAACAACACCCCAATGGGCCAGGCTCCAGACCTCTTCACGGGCGACGAGAAGGTGGCCATCGAGGGGCGCTACGACTTCGGCGGGCAAATATGGGTGCGCCAGACGCAGCCGCTTCCGCTGACCGTGCTGGCCATCATCGCGCAGGTGGGCGTCAATGGCTAGACCTGAAGTCGTACCGCTCATGAGCGAGCACCTTGAGGCCGCAGTGTACCGGCCCGACCATGCCGAATACGTGCTGGCTCTGGGAGCGTGGAACGTGGGCGTGGAGGACAGCCTTGTGCGCAACGGCGGCATGGCGCTGGTGCTGGATGACGTCGTGCTGGCCATGGCTGGCGTGGCGTTCCTCTGGAACGGCGTGGGAAATATCTGGATGCGCAGCTGCCTGGGCGCAGACAAGCACCCGCTGGCCGTCATGCGGGCCACCAAGGAGTTCATGCGCATCGTTACCACCGCCTTCCAGCCGCGCAGGCTACAGGCACACGTCAGGGCTGACTCTGCCATCAACCGGCGGTTTATAGAGCATTTCGGATTCAGCGAGGAAGGAATCATGCGCGGATTCGGGCCGGAAGGCGCTGATTATGCCCTCTACGCCAGGGTGCAATCATGATCCGCCCCATCACCCCGCAGGATGCCCCCGCAGTGGCCGTTATGGTGGAAAAATTCGTGGGGCTGACACAGATCAGCGGCAGTCTGGGCTTTGACGGAGAAAGCTCCGTGTCCATGCTGTCCATGTTTGGCGCCCACCCGGCCCTGTTTGGGTTCGTAGCGGAGGATGAGGACGGGATATTCGGGTTCATCATCGCCTCCATCACCCCGTTCCCGTGGAACCAGCACCGCCTTGTGGCTCAGGAGATGGGTTGGTGGGTGAATCCTGACCGGCGCGGGTCCACTGCTTCGGTCAGGCTGGTCGCGGCCCTTGAGGAAGAGGCGTGGAAGCGTGGCGCGAAGGCCGTCCTCATGATTTGTGAGCACGGTATAAAGCATGAAGCTGTTTCGAAACTGTATGAACGGCGTGGATATTCCTCGCTTGAGCATCTTTACGTCAAGGAGGTGCCGTCGTGGCAATAGGAACAGCATCAGCCATAGGCCTGGGCCTTAGCGCCACCAGCGCCGGGTTTAGCATCTTCAATAGTCTCGGCGGTGGCAGCGACGCACAGACGGCAGCGAACAACAACTCGCACCTGGCCGACCTGGAGATGAACAAGTACCAGCTCAATTCCGCCCTTGCGGAGTTTGAGGCCCGGCGCATCAGGGACGTCACCGCCCTGGACGCGGATTACCTGGGGTTCGCCACCGAGCGGCAGGCCTCATGGCTGGCCACTCAGTCAAAGTTGAACAAAAGCCTCATGATTGCCGGTGACATAGGACGGTACACGTCGTTCTCCAAGCAGGCGACGGAGGCCAAGGCACGGTCAGAGGACATCAAGAAGGCCGCTGAGATTCAGGCCGACAACACCGAGCACACGGGGGCGCGGCAGTCCAAGGTCGTCGCCACACAAACGAACCTCAAGCGGGCCATGCAGCAGGAGGACGACGCCAAGAAACTTGGCCTTGTCCGCGCATCTGCCGGTGCCCGCATGGTGGCCTACAGCGGTTCCGCCCTGGACGTCTTGCAGCATGAAGAGGACATGGCCAACGCCCGGCAGGTGTCCATTGCCACGCTTGGCGGCATGCAGGCTGACGATGTGCAGTACGATTCCAAGATCAACGCCAACTTCATCCGCCAGAAGGCCAGCATCTCGGCAGCTGCGGAGGTGCGTCAATTCGCAGACGCTCCGATGGACAACCCCGTTCTTCAGGCACAACTGGCCGCTGCCGACATCAGCACCGCCCGCGACATTGCGCTGGTGAACGAAGAGGGCTGGCGCACAGCCATGAAGATGAAGATGGACGCGGCAACGTCCATCAACCGGGCCGTCATGTCGGTGGGATCGGCGCAGTCAAGCGCCTCTGCCAGTGCCGGGCTGTCGTCTGCGTACTCTGGAATGGGCGGAATGGACTACAGCAAGGCGGGCAGCAGCCTGCTCACCGGGGCGTCCAGCATCTTTAGAGAGGCGAAGGAGGGTGGGCTATTCACCACGACTTCAAAACCCGTGGATGCCTTGGCCGGTTACAGTAGCTCATCCCCAGGATACGGGTTCGACCTGGGCAGCAATCTCAGCCCGTATGTGTCCGCCCAAAACTACTCGCAGTTCCCTGCGTTCGACTTCTAGGAGCACCCATGGGCATTTCGATACCAGCTTTTGCAATGGGCGCGGGCCAATCCGGGCAGACCAGGCTTGACCCTTACGCCGAAGACGCCCCGTTGTGGAAGGCCAACCAGATACAGGAACGGGCCGCGCAACAGCAGCAGCAGAGCAACCAGCAGTTGGCGGACACCATGGGCGCTATCGGAACGAAGTTGCCGGAGTTCATGCGCAAGTTCAACGAGCAGGAAGCCCTGACGTTCACCATGGATCGGCGCAACAAGATGATGATCGAGGGCACCAAGGCCGTGGCCGATTGGGAAACCACGGCCACCGGCGAGAACGCCCTGAACGCCCCCAAGGCTCTCAGCGAGAAGATGCAGAGCATCAAAGAGGCGCTGTTGAAGGACGCCCCCAACGACTTGGCACGCACACGCGCCGGGCAAGACCTGGACAACCACATCGCACAATTCCAGGTGCATGGCGAAAAGATCGCCAGAAAGGGCGCGAAAGAGCACACGGCCAACGTCATCAACAATTGGGAAGAGCGTCTGCTGTCCATGGCTGCAACCGGAGGCGGTAGCCCCCAGCTGCAAGATTGGATTCTGCGCGAGGGCGAAGCCGCATGGGTGGCTCAGGGGGTGAACGGCCTGCTCATCAGCCCCGAAGAAGCACAGCAGGGAATACACTCCTTTCAGAAGAAGGCCGCATGGGCATACGTGCAAGGCCAACTTGCCAACCCCCAGCTGCAAGACAAGATCATGGGCGAGTTGAAGCGGGGAGACCTGAAGGACGTCTTCACCGCCGAGCAGAATATCAAGGTCATGACGCAGATGGAACACATCAGGCGTGAGCGTGAAGCCGAGGCCCGGCGTGCCCAGGCCGAAGCAAAACAGCGCATGCGTGAAGCCGCCTACGATTCCCAGGAGTTTCTGAAGGACCAGGTGGACAGTGCCGCCGCCACGGGGAAAACCGCGCCCGGCACGGTGGACGCCATCGCCAGCCTGCGCAAGATGGGTGGGAACTTCGCCCGCCATGCTGACAATATGGACGCGGCTATATCTTCAAGCATGGCCGTGCATGGCACAGTGCAATCCAGTGTTTTCCTCCCGTTTGATGAGCAGCGTTCAAAGTTGCAGGCGCTCATGCCGGGAGAGGGGGAAGACAATTACCATATCAAGATACAAGCTGTTCAGCGCGGTCTTAGCGCCATCAGCAACCAGGAAGACGCCTTCAAGAAAGACCCAGCAGGATTTACGCTACCAAGAGCCTTCAACCAGGTTGTAAAGTTCGGTGGAGATCCGTCGAAACAAGAGGACTTTTCCAGGGTATTAGGGCTTGCGGTAGATATCCAGAAGCAAATGGGCATGCCTGAGGACAAAATCAAGGTCGTACCGCTGAAGGATGCGCAGTTACTTGCTGGCAAGTTCGCGTCCGGCAGCGAAGACGACAAGTTGTCAATCATTAAAAGTCTTGATATATATGGGCCATTGAAGAGCAAAGCAATGGCGGAACTCAAGATCGATGCGTCAGCACAGCATGCTTCTGCATTGCTTGACACCAGCGATCCGCAGTCTGTGAACAACGCACGGCTGCTTATGGGGGTCAACTCTGACAAAATCAAGCTGTCAGACGCAGAAGAAAAGGCTCTCAAGGCGGACGTTATAAAGAAATCGCTGACCCCAACACTTTTGCAGAAGCAAGCCGCGTTCGTAGCCCAAGGTGGGGCCGGGCGCAGCGCCTATGCCAAGGAACTTGAGCAGGTGGGTGCCAGAGCCGCCAGTGTCGTCGGTGCTGTTAAGGCCGGTCAGATTCTCGATGCACCATACACGCACGTTGACGATGACAAGTTGGCCCTGGCGCTGGTCCCCAAAGAGATCAGCGAAAAGGACGCGGTGGCCGGGTTCGCGGCTTTGCGGTCCAGCATCAGCGAAGACGACTTGGCCGACATGAAAGCGGCCATAATCGCCAGCAAGGGGCCGGGGGTGGGTTCCCGCCTGTTTCAAGAGCGCCTGAATGATATTCGCACCCATGGGGTATGGATGAATGACGGCAACGGGTTCGTGCTCCTCGACCCTGTCACCCGGCAAGCCGTCGCGGTTAAGGGGAGGAAGGCCTTCAAAGTGACAAACTCTCAGCTGAAGGACGCCGCCCACGGCAGGGCGACTATCACCGGCCCTGTTATGGGCGATATGCCCTTGTTCGGAGACAAATAATATGGGCGCATGGTTTGACGAGCAGCGCCCGCAGAGCAACGAAGACGTTCTGCGCAGCTTCGATATGCGCGAAACACCGCTCTCCGAGTATCTTGGCGCCAAGTTGTCAGAAGGCTTCGACTACACCACCACACGAGTGCTGTCGGACGAGTTTCGGGTGGCTGGTGCTGAAGAGAAGGCCTACGGGAAAGACCCACGCCCTGCCGTAGACCCAAACGAGATGGTATTCGCCGATACTGAAGGACAAGAGCGTCTGACCAAGACTGACCGGCCCATCCAGACGAAAGAGGAGTGGGCAAAGTCCGAAAGTTTCCGGCCCGGCATCAAATACGAGAAAGTTGGCGAGATGACGCCCGTGCGGGCGCAGATTCTTGCCGATGACTACGACAACCGACGCTACCGTGACAGCCTTTTGGAGCGCTCACCCACGGGCATGCGGTCCATCCTGGGCTTCGGCGCGGGTATGATTGGCTCCTTGCCCGATCCGGTGAACGTTGTGAGTTTTGGGGCCGTGGGTGCTGGGCGGACATTTGCCCGCGCTGCGGTCATCGGTGCCGCTGAGAACGTGGCCGCATCTGCTCTGGTTGACGCTGTGGTGCTTCCTGACCTCGCGGCCAGGGGTGAGGACGTCGGGTTCAAAGAGTTCGCCATGGACAGCATGTTCGCTGCTGCCATCGGCAGTTTGTTCGGTGTTGGCGGGCAGGCGCTCAAGAACGCCACGGAATCGGCCAGGATGCGCACGCACGTGCCAGACCGGCAGGTGTTGGCCAACTCACTGGAAAAGGCCGCTGTGGACGTTGCGGATGGACGCCCGGCTGATGTGCGGGACGTGCTGAAACTGGAAAAGGAATCGCTGGGCAGGTTGTATGATGAAGCGTTGCTTCATCCAATGGGTGGTGACTCCAAAGACGCCAGCGTGCGCCTGACGCGAGAAACATTTGCTGACGATGTTGACCGGGCCATTTCAAGCGTGCTGGTGGAAAAAGGCAGTGGGAAAGCTCGCCCTGATGGCTCCATTACTTTTGACGCCGGGTACGGACTAGTCAAAATAATCTGGAAACATGGAGAGGAATCCTCCCGTGTTCCAGGGATGCAGGTACGTAAAGAAGACATTCTGGCTTTCCCCGGCATCATCAAAGAATACGAGCCTACTTTCGACAAGCGCCACGGTGGCGTAGATTGGGTTGTTCAACGCGAGGACGGGAGGCAGGTTGTTTACGGGGTGCGAGAATACGCTGAAGATGGCGTGGCGCATTTGGTAACGGTGCATGTTCCTGACCCCGGAAAGGAAAAGGCGACCCTTTCGAGCCGCCTTAAAACTGGTGAAACTTCCGGTTCCTCTTCCGCGCTTTCCAGGCTCATCCAAGATACCACCGATGGGGCTTCTCCTCTCACCCGCACCGGGGCCGAAAGTCTCGATGCCCAGGCAGGAAAGAATATAACCACTGTCGAAGTCCCTGTCAAAGCAAAGACCGCTCCAGCCCCCCTGGATTTGGCTGACTCCGACATCAAGTTGTTGGACGCCTGGCGCAGGGATGAAATCAAGCATCTGAACGCCAACCCGGTGAAAGATCCGGTATATGACTTCGTGCGTGGCCGTATCGACGCCTCCAGCGTCACCTCCGAAGAGCGGAAGACGTTGAACTCCAAGTACGGGCAGAGTATATGGGCAAAGAAGGGCACTGGCGTAGCGCTGGACGTCCTTGAAACTGAAATTGAGCTATCCCCTGAGTTTGCCACTTTGCGCTCAGATTTTGGCGGGGACAACCTTTATAGCCACCTGACCGACAACGCCAAGAGTAACAAGAGCCACCGAGAGGAGGCCATCCGTGCCATCGACCAAGAATACTACAGGCTTGAGCAAGAAATCAGAGACTACTACAGAGAAGAAGCCGCCAGAGAGTCTCGCGCTCTTGCAGGCGAAAATGAGGCACCTAATGGACCTCAAGAAGCAGCACCAGGAAGCGATCCAGTTGGAAGAGGAACAGAAGGCCAATCCGCAGCAGTAGACGATGGCCCTGACGACTGGGAGCGTGCTTTTGGCCCTTCCACCGAGCCTAACGCAAGGTGGGGCGATCCTCACCCCGAAGTCTTCACCGACCCAGCCGAGATAATCCGCCGAGAGTCCACGCCTGACGTCACCGAACAGGCCATGGCCGCGCATATTGACGCCCTGGAGGCGGACGGCAAACTGCTTGAGATTGACCACAGAGAACTTTCTGACGCCCGCGAAACAACCAGCCGTGCCGAGCAATACGGCGAACATCTTTTGAACATAGCCGAATGTGCGGCCAAGGTGGTGTCGTAATGGCAACCCGCTCCGAATGTCTCGACATGGTGAAGCGCGGTGGTGCTTCCGACGTTGAAGCCGCTGAGATCGTGGACATGGTGTTGGCCGAAAAGAAGCGCATCGAGGCCGAGGGCAGGATTGCCACGGCGGCGGACCTCGCCACCTTCGGTAGCACCAAGGCCGAGCAGATGAAGCAGGCCGCAGCCATGCAGCGCAAGCACGCGGCCCTGAACGTGTTGGCGAGGGAGCAAATAGCCGGGCACCTGGAAAGCTGGGTCTTCCACGGCGGGGACATCGTCGAAGGGCTGATGGCCTACACGGTGGGCAGTTCCAAGCAGATCGAAGGCGCGAGGGCTTCAATTGGGGCCAAGGCTTCCGCAGTGCTCAAAGATTGGGCCGGTGGTGTGGTGGCGCGGGTTGAGAAAATCCCTGGCGCATTGCAGCTGATAAAGCAGGACCGTGGCTTCCTGGCCGACGTTGTGCGCGAGATGCACGAAATCAGGCCGGACGGTAAGGTCGGTATCAGCGGTAACGATACCGCCCGCCAGGTGGGTGCCCTCCTGTCAGAGGCCGCAGAAATGTCCCGCGTCCGCCTGAACGAGGCCGGGGCGTTCATTGGCAAACTGGATGGATGGGTGCCGCAGGTGCATGACGAAGGGCGGCTTGTCAGCGCAGGGAAGGAAAAGTGGACAGAGACCATCCGCCCGCTGCTGGACATGGAACGCTCCTTTGAAGGGAAGACTCCTGAAGAGGTCAACACGATCCTGGGCGAGATATTTGAGAACATCGTCACCGGGCGAGATGCCACGGTATCGGCTGGGGAGAAAGGCCAGTTCATGGGGCCGCGCAACCTGGCCAAGAGCATGGGCCAGCATCGCGTGCTGCACTTTGCTGACGCTGAATCATGGTTGAAATACCACGACGAATTTGGGCGTGGAAACGTGCTGGTCAACGTGATCCACCACCTTGAGGGCGCATCCCGCAAGGTGGCCCTGATGGAAGGACTCGGACCCAACCCTGAGGCCATGATGGTGTCGGTGATGGAAGAGGCCAGCCGCAGGGTGCGCGAGAATCCCGCCATGGACCCTGCCGACAAGGCGCAGGCCATCCAGAAGTTATCGCAGTCCTGGGATGGTGGTGGGAAGGTAAAGCAGGCCATGGACGTGCTCACGGGCAACGTGGGCAATCCGGTCAACCGCCAGATGTCGTCCTTCCTGTCCGGTGTGCGGGCCGTCCAGAGCATGGCGAAGCTGGGCGGTGCGGTCATCTCCTCAGTGACCGATGTCGTCACCATGGCCACCAACTACCGATACATGGGCCGGAACTTGTTTGAGGGCTACGCTGATGCGTTCCGCAACGTCATGGTGGGCCGTGGCAGCGAAGAGCAGCGCCAACTGGCCATGCACCTGGGGACGATCTTTGACGGCATCCTTGGCGACGTGATGGCCCGCATGAACGTGGAAGACGCACCAGTTCATGGTCGCATATCTTCCATGATGAACACCTTTTTCAAGGCGTCAGGCCTCAACCTCTGGACCGACGCGCACAAGGGCGGTTACGTGCGCGGCCTTTCAGCCTGGATCGGTGATCATGCCGGCCAATCCTTCGTCGAGTTGGCGGACCCGCTGCGCAAGGTGCTGGAGTACCACGGCCTGGGCGCTGAGAAGTGGGAAGCCATGCGCCACATGGTGCAGACAGCGGAGGACGGGAAGGCGTACATGGTCCCCCACATGGTTGACGCTGTACCTGACGAGGTGATGCGCCCCATGATTGCCGAGCGCATGGCTGCGGCAGGGAAGCGCGTCAAAGATGCGGATGCTCTCGCCAGCCACGAAGCCTTCCTGCTGAAAAAAGAGCGCGAGAAGCTGCGCACCGAGGTGATGGCCTTCTTCACTGACGAGACTAGCCACGCCGTGCTTGAGCCTGACTACCGCACGCGCATCAGGATGACGCAGGGGACGCGCCCCGGAACCATCCTGGGTGAGGCCATGCGGTTCGTGATGCAGTTCAAAAGTTTCCCCATGACGCACGTGCAGAAGACTCTACAAGGCAGGCGCTTCGGTGTTGCCGGTTCCAACGGTATGGACGTTCCTGGCATCGTCCATTTTGCGGCTGCATCCATGATGTTTGGTTACGCAGCGGGGATGGCAAAGGATTTCGTGAAGGGCAAAGAGCCGCGTGACCCGGCGAAATGGGAGACATGGATGGCGGCGGCGGCACAGTCTGGTGGCCTGGGCATCTACGGCGACTTCTTGTTCGCCCAGAACGACAGGTTCGGCGGTGGGCCAACCGCCGCCGCAGCCGGTCCGCTGGTCGGGACTGCCGAGCAGCTTATCAAGATCGGTTCCAAGTCATTGAGGGGCGAAGCCGATGCGGCGGACTTCTTCAAACTGGGGATGGACAACACGCCATATATAAACCTGTGGTACACGCGGGCAGCGCTTGACTATCTGCTGCTCTACCACCTGCGCGAGATGATGAGTCCTGGCACGCTTCGGCGCATGGAGAAGAACGCGAAGCAGGAATACAACCAAGAGTTTATCGCACCGCCTTCGAGAATTATCCGGCGCGGTGGCGGGTTCAGATGATGACCCCCAGGATGTGCAGTCCCAGGGGCCGTCAATTCCTACCAGCTGTAGGTTTGCAGCCTCTCGCCCTTGAATCTACCCTTCGGCACTTCAAAATAAAATGCCGGGTGCTAGAAAACCGCCTGAGAGCGGCCCCAAGACTTTCCCCGAAGGTATTGTATGATCTTGGGACACCCGACACCGGGTGTGTAAACCAAAAGGCGCAAAAAATCCACGAATTTTCGGACGTGGTCACCGTCTCAGGCTTGGTGTTTTCTAGGCACCGAAGGCAAGATACGGCGGGTGGAAATCAAATGTCAATAGGCACTTTTTCTTTTTTCGATGTTCTTTTTGATTCTCCAGCCCTGGAATTTAGAAAATGTCCAGGCGATAGAGAACAACAACGCAAACCCAATTATTATGGAGGCAACTTCTTCCAGCATGTTTTGAAGTGTGTACCCATGGAAGAAAGCGTACACCAACCCGGCCCCACCAAAGATAACGAATCCCCATATCCATTGGAATACGTTCATGATATTATGCCCCCCATTTCTCCCCGCGTAACCCCATGGAGGAAATAACGCAATGACCATCGCCACGCAGACAAACAAGGTTCTTTACTCAGGCTCTGGCCTGACGGTCTACCCGTACACGTTCAAGGTGTTCTCGGCGTCCGACATCGCGGTGATCCGCCGGGCCGTTGCTGGCACTGAGACCACGCTGACGCTGACAACCGACTACACGGTGTCCGGTGTCGGATCAGACGCGGGAGGCAACGTCACGCTGGTGGGCACGCAGGCATCCAGCCCCCCGGCCACGGGTGAAAAGCTGCTGGTGAAGCGCCTGGTGCCGCTGACGCAGGACACCGACTGGCAGGACAACGACAATTTCCCTGCTGCTGTGCTTGAGGACGCCGTGGACCGCACGGTATGCATCGCCCAGCAGTTGCAGGAGCAGATTGACCGCTGTTTCAAGGTCGCGGACACCAGCACTGCTGCCGTCATAGACCCTGCGCAGGTGGCCATCGACGCGGATCGTGCTGCTGTCTCCGCAGGTGAGGCATCGGCATCGGCCATCGCGGCGGCTGCTTCTGCTTCGTCCCTGGACACGTCGTCATTCATGACAAAGGCCATCCTGTCCAACGCTGGGAGCATCATTTACGGCAGCGCAGCGGCGACCCCGGCGAATCTTTCTGCTGGTGCTGACGGGGAAGTGCTCACCCTGGTGAGCGGCCTGCCCTCCTGGGAGGCTGCCGCTGGTGGTACTTCCAAGTGGACTGACCTTGTAGGTTCGACTGATTTCGCAACCACGGCGGTATCCACCAGCACCGTTACGATGGTGACTGACCAGACTGCCACTATCAAAGTGGGCATGGCCCTCAAGTTTACGTTGAGCGGGACCACCTACTACGCCATCTGCACGGCCATCACCTCTTCGCTCCTGACCATTGCAGGTCCGCCCCTCACCACCACGGCCTCTGCCTTGACTGCCCTCTCCTACGGCTTGATCCCCCCCTACGTGGAGCGCATCCAGATACCCGGCTACTGGGCTGCAACGGCTGACACGGCCATGCTCGTCAATCAGATTGGCGTGCCTTACGTCTGGCGTGGCTCCAAGTCTTACCTTGTCCAGATTGGGGCGTACACCCGCACGACTGACTCAGGGACAAACAAACCCAGGCTTAACGCCAGGATTGGCAGCACAACCACTGATTACGTGTCCACAAGCAACTCCAACGCTGGCATAGAGACTACGGCTTCTTCAACGTGGTATAGGACTGTAGTGGACATTTCCTCTGCCAAGTATTCAGTGAATTATGGTGATGTTGTGGAACTCAAGACTGCGGCAGAGGGCGGGAATGATGATGCAAGTGATCTGGACGTTGAACTTGTGTTCGTGCAGGAGTAGCCAGTGATTCGCTCTGATCCGTCTACGCTTAATGCGTCACAGACCAAGTTGTTCATACGAGGGCACAACGCCACAAAGGATGACTCCCCAGGAAATAAGACCATCACCAATAACGGCGGCGTCACTGTAGTTGATGCGCCCGGTGGACATCCGTATGCGCGGAGTGCCGGGTATTTCGACGGTGCAAACGCCTATCTTACAGCCACAGATAGCCCAGATTGGCAGCTTGGTGGCGGCACAGGCGCATTTACAATACGTGGGTGGGTTTACATAGACTCATTTGCGAACTATAGATGTATCGCAGGGCAGCTGGATAGCGGGACTCTGTTTTGGAACTTCATCATTTATGATGGAACAACGATTAGGTTTGAAAACTACAGTGGTGGAGTGGACACTGTGATAACGGCAGCACATGGATTTGCCCTTAACACCTTTAACCTCGTTGAACTTGTAAGAATAGACAACGGGAATACCTCAGCATCGTGGCGCATATTTGTCAACGGAGTCGCTAAGTCTTTGACATTGGTAAGCGGAACATGGAACCATACAACGGCTGATTGCGCTTCCGTCCTTGGTGTAGGCATCCGTGGAAATAACAACGCATATCCCATGTCTGGGTATATGTGCGATGTCGAAATTGCTAACACGGCGAGACATACGGCTGATTACACTCTCCCCACCGCCCCCCTCGTAGCAGACGCAAACACCAAGCTCCTGCTGCCGATGGACAAGTACCTGACTCCAACCACGTTCACGGACATAAGCCCTTCGCCAAAAACGATCACGCGTAATGGAAACGCTGTGCAGGCGTTGTTGCCGCCTGGGAAGAAGGCTTTGAGTTTTACAGCAGCCAGTGGTCAGTATCTCAGTACAACGAACTTGACCGGATTTGATTATGGAAGAGACTACACAATGGACTGCTGGGTAAAGCTACCCACCACATTTCAGACAGGACATCTCATGGGACAGATTGATAACGGGTCAGTTGGCCCTGCAATTGCAATGTGGGTGCACTCAAACGGAGACTACTTATACGTACAGCAATTCAATGTGGCTGGTGGATTTGATATAGCTGGAATTGTTTACACAGTACCAGTGACACTTAAAAATGTTTGGATTCACCTCGCTACGGTAAGATATGGCAACTTGTTGTCACTATATGTGAATGGAGTATTGGTTAGGTCAGGAACGTGTGCCGGAACGTGGGTGAACCCAGCAACATTCTTTGGTGTTGGATCAGTATATAACAGTGCGCCCAGTAATGTTAAGGCGGACATGATGAATACAAGATACTCTTCCTTCGCCCGCTGGACAAAGAACTTCATCCCGCCAACCAAGTATTAGGAGATCATCATGCATTACATTCTTCAGACCAACGCTTCCGGCAGCACTGAGTTGCAGAAAGTTCGTGACAATGGAACCACACGCTTGGTGGGCGAGGACGATCCCAGCTATCTGGAGTGGGTGGCTGCTGGGAATCCTACGGAGATCATACCTTACGTGCCTCCTGTCGGTCCCACACTGGAAGAACTCAAAGCTGCAAAGAGTGCTGCCGTCCAGGCTGAGAAAGTGCGCGTCAGGGACGCTGGGTTCTTGGTGGAGGGTATTCTCTTTGATTCTGACGGTGCTGCCCAACTCGCGTACACCCAGCAAGCCATCAGGCTTATGCAGAATCCCGACTTCTCCACACCTTGGAAGGCATCTCTGGGAGTGTGGGTGACGATGAATGCTGCCCAGTTTGCACTGGTATCAGTTGCCTGTGAGACACACATCAATCAGATATTTGGCTGGCAAGCTCTGAAAGATCAGGCCATCGCTGTTGCTACATTGGAAACCATCGACGCCATCTCCACGGTGTTCGGAGAATAGCATGAAGCGCGCCCTCATCTTCCTACTGTTACTCCTCTCCCTGGCCCTCCCGGCCCTGGCCCGTGACGTCCAGGTGTGCGGCCCGGTGGTCATCTATTTCAACCCCCATGGAGGATGCACCGAGGCCATTGTTGCCGAGATCGACCGCGCCGCGTCTTCCGTCCACGTGCAGGCACGGCACGCCCATGCAGATCAAGGAGTACCTGGCGGATATGATCGAATCACCGGCCTACCAGCGGTTGGTTGAGAAAGACGCCACGGCTGCGGGTGAAGAGATCAAGAGCATCATCCAATCGTACCAGGGCATGGCCCGCTTCATGTTGCTCCGCGAAAATGACCGGATAGCCACCATTGTCCAAGACACCCGCGCAGAACGCCGGGCGGCGAGATGACCCCCAGGATGTGCAGTCCCAGGGGCCGTCAATTCCTACCAGCTGTAGGTCTGAAGCCTTTCGCTCTTGAACCTGCCCTTGGAATCCTTCTCGATCTGGCGCAGGTCGTTCCGGGCGTGCCTCAGTTCCAGGTGGACGGCGATTCCCGCGAACCCCAGCCGCGCCAGGGATTCCAGTTCGCGGATTCCGTGCCGCAGAGTGTCCACCCGATCCGCCACAAGGTTCTTGGACTGCTGGGCCAGGGACGTGTCAATGGTGATGGTGGATCCGTCTGCGGCGTAGGCTGCGCGGTTCACAGCGTCTTCGATGATCCGAAGGTGCGCACACGCGTTCATGATGGCTTCTTCGATGGTGCGCAGTTCAGGCCGATAGGCGTTGTGGATGACGACCATGGCCGTGCGCAAGTCTTCGCTGGGACCGGGGAGCGCCTTCCGCTCCTCCCCAGCCGGAAGCGCCTCAACCAGGGCGGTCATGAACACCACGGCGCGGGGAAGCTGTTCCACGGTCAGGTCCTCGATACGCTTGATACCCATGACGTCATGCACCTTGCGCCACGCGGCCTTGTAGGCTTCGGCGTGGGGGCCGGAAGAGAGCGCACCCACGTACCGGTTGACGAGCACGGCAAGTTGGTTCCGCTCCTTGGCGGTGGTCAGTCGGGAGGGTGTGGGTTCGGGCGCTGTGTCCGCCGTCTGGGAGAAGTAGCAGTCTTCCAATTTCTCGAAGACTTCCCATGCGGCGTCGGTGTGCAGCATCTTGGCGTGGCGGGCGGCTCCACGCGCGGTCCAGAGGGTAAGCCCACGGGTTTTATCCGGTACGCCAAAACCGTCTGCGTTACTTTCGGTAACACAAGCGTTAATTCCCCTAAGTTCACGGCTACTTACCTTGAAGAAGTGCTTCCCAAGGAAGAAGCGGTCCTTATTTTTGCTGAGGTTCTTGCGGATGTTGACGGGTTCCACGCCATAAAGAGCGGCCAGGGCCTTGGACGTGATGACGGGTTGACCCTTGTAGGCAATGACGGGAAGGGATTCAACGGTGACGGTGGTGACGTTTTCTGCTACGTTCAACTGAGCCATGGCTGCGCCTCCTGTGAAGGTGCGGTTGTGGCTAGGCCCTGTTCGGTGGTGGTACACCGGGCGGGGCCGCCTAATTTATTTGTGGGTTCTTTCCAGCCTGTCCTTGATTGCCACAATAAGCCAATCCTTGAGCGTCTTCCCCTCCTTTGCCGCTGCAACCTTCATCTCCCGGTGGATGTCGTCCGGGAAGTTCCTGACGTTCAGGTTCATGTTGTCCTCCTGGGGACGTATCTAACGCATGTAACTAAACGACGTCAACCCCCTAAACCCAAAGTCAACAAAAAAAACAGGCCGCCCGTGATAAAGTTGGGCGGCCACAGGGTGATTACCGGCAGCTTCAACTTTACGGCAGCGGCAGAGAAGAGCAACGCCGAAAACGTGGTGGTGCTGGACAGTCCGGAGGCGGCGGGGCTCTACTTGGATAACTGGCGGGCTCATGAGGAGCACTCGGTGCCGTGAGTTGTTAAGCCCACCTTAAGAACTGGGGCCGTCCACGGGGGCGGTCTTTTTCGTGTGCAAACTATGTGCAAACATGGGCAGCAATGTGTAAAAAACTGCCTACTGCTGAGAACGTGAACCCGCGCAAACAAACGATTCCGTGCCCACAGGGCCGATCAGGAAGATCCCCACCCTGGCGTACGCAACAATATAATATGATTGAAGTTTAACGATTAAACACTTTGCTATGGGTAAACGGAAAGGTAAATCTACTTTTTCGACGCCCGCAAAGCCACTATTTTGGTCACCGGCACAGCCCGATTTTCCCACACATTTTCCAGCACTGGCAGGTCAACACCCAGGCTTTTGAGATAGCCGCTGGTGGTGGTCGAAGTCTTGTGGCGAAGGATACCCTGGATGATCGGCAAGGGGACGTTCTCGTTCGCCAGGATGGACGCCGACAGGTGGCGGATGGCGTGGAAACCGAAGTGCTTCACCCCGGCTCGCTTGCAGATGCGCTTCATGAAGTGCTGGCGCTTCAGGTATCTCTCGCCGTTCTCGCGCACGAACACGAACGTGCTCTGTTTCTTCAGCCCAGCCAGAGCCTCAGCAGCAGGAGTCACCAGCGGGACATAGTCGAACTCCAGACCACCGCCCTTGCGCTTGTTCGTCCAGAGCCGCACACGTCCAGGCTCAACGTCAGACCATTGCAGGCGGCATATCTCGCGCAACCGGGCGCTGGTGTAGAGGGCGAATTTTAGGAAAGCATGGTCTTGCTCATTGGTGCAGGAGTTGAGCACGGCAAAAAAATCCGCTTCCGGGGGCACGTACCGGGGCTGTCGCTGTTCGGCAAACTTTTCCACCTCGGCAAACGGGTTCTTGTCTGGCAGGCCCATGTACTTCTGCCCCCAGCGCCATGCCGCGCGGAGGTCGCGCCGGTCTTTGTTGGCGGCGTTGCCTGATACGGACAGGCGCATGGAGAGGATGCGGTAGGCGTCTGTTGGCGTGGCGAGGAATATGTCTCTGGATGGTCCGTACTGCTCCGCGAAGAGCGTCAGCGCAGCTTTCTTGGTGCGGTAGGTGCGATTCGGGAATTGGAGCGCGTAGTCAAGATACTCATTTGCCCATTCCAATGCCGTGACGATGCGGGTCTTTGGAGCGAACCACACTTCCGCCGTCTGCGCTGATTCCCATTTCCTGGCCTCGCTCATAGACGGGAACAGTTTGGTCTTCCGCGCTCCTTGAATCATCTTCGATGCCCGCCAGCGTCCGTCCGCCATCCTGTATGGCATAGATTCTCTCCCGAAAATCGACGGGGAAGCGCAGCAACTTGCCTACCTTGTAACCGCCGATGGATTTCCATTGGCGGTACACGGTGGCACGGCTGACCGCAAGTTCTGCGGCGACTTGAGCGGGAGACAGGTCGGGCATCTCTACGCCGCCTCCACCTTGCGGAGGTCTTCCACGGCTTCATAGAGAATCTTCAGGTCGCCATACAACTCAGGCCCAACGTGTTGTACTGAGGGCATTTCCCAAGACTCCACAAGTTCAGCAGCACTTACCACAGCATCCTTTGCAGCCTGGATGCGCTGGGACTTCTCCTGGGCAATCACTGCAATGGAGTCTTCCACTTTATCGCTCTCGTATTCTGCTGGGACCGTAAGCCCCAAGCGTGTCTGCATTTCGTCAACAATTGGCTGATACGCTTTCATCACACTACTCCTTCGCTTCCGGGCTCAGGCGTTCACCTGGATTCGGCAGGACGCCCCGGAAGTGGTCTCGCACCACGGCCATGATTACGGTCTGGGCTGCGTCGCCCCATGTGCGGGTGGTCATGTGGAAAACCCTCTCAGCCCACAGTGGCCGAAGGTTCGTCCAGCCTCAAATCTCCACATGGCGCACCCGGACGCTATGCAGCGGGCATACTGGGGGCTTCTGGCGTCTGGGTATGCCGGGTTGATGACGCAGTTTACCGCCGAATTGTCGTCCCCAGATCCACACCGAACCATGGGGCACCACTTCGTTCTCGCTGCGTCTTCGGTCATCGGCATGTCATTCTCCTTTCCCGTCTTGTCCCATCCTCATCCGCGCCAACCCCAGAACGGGGCTGGCAGGGGGAGAGAGGGGCTTTAGGAGATGACGTTCATCTCCGGCAGCTTCTCCGAAAGCCACGCCCTGACGGATTCCATGGCCACATTGCGCCAGGCCTCGCCGTCAGCCACGAACAGGCCGGGGTTTCCGTTCTTGTCCAGGCGCAAGATGAACTCCCGCTCGGGCTGCGCCACTTCGTGGAACGTGCTGTAGGGGATCAACTTGACGCGGGGCTTCAGCGTTTTGGTGCCCACCATCCGCGCACCGGCCTGCACGGACACTTCCTGCGAAACGCCGTCGTCTTTGATGGTGTTTCCCTCGGACACGACGATGGACGCCACGGACTTGAGGACTTCCGTCCGGTCTTCATTTTCCAGGAACATGGCGTTGACGCTGATGACGAACTCTTCCGCGCCCATGAAGCGACCGAAGGGGAACGAAGGGATCAGCGGTTCAGCATGGTTGACAGTGGTGCGCTGTGCGAAGGGTCCGGTGGCGTCGGTGATGAGTTCCACCCTGGTGGGGCTGGCCACGTGCACCAAGCATTTGGACAGGTCCAGGCCGTCCACGTTTGCGGTGCAGTAGCCCACGATGCCGGTCAGGGTGCAGAGCTTGATGAAGGGGATTTCCGGCTGTTTGACCGGGCGCAATTCGCCCCGGCTGTACTGTCGCCCGTCGATCTCCACTTCGCTGGCGGCGTGCAGCTTGTCCTTGAGCCCTCCGACGTATTCCAGGGCGTCCGCAATGCCGTTATCCATTCTGAGCCTCCTTGATGCTGGTCACTTTGGGGTTGTTGATGGGAAGTTCCAGTTGGTCCGGGCGGGTTCCGATTTCGGGTATGAACAGGGTGTCCAGTCCGTCGGCACCACGGTCCACCATGGCCATGATTTCCACGGGCTTCACCGGGGCCAATTTGGACGTCACGGCGTAGGTGAGCGTGGGCATGTTGCGCTGTTCGTTGGGCTTGAACTTGACCTTGATGGTCAGTTCCCGGACGGCCTTGGGCTCGGTGTTGGGGTCGCCGATGTTGTTGACTATTTGGGCCAGGGCGACGTTTGCGATTTCCCCTAGGCCGTCCTCTCCAAGGCTCTCGTAATTCAGTTGCGTGCTCATGTGGCCTCCTGTGTTGTTTCTTCCCGCAAAACCGACGTTCTTTCACCACGTCGGCGCTCCGGGCAGGGCCGGGAGGTGGTGTCTCCCGGCCTGGGTTAGAGGGTTCAAGTCACAACTGCGAGGGAGGGTGGTGCCTAATTTGTGGCCCAGGCCGCACAGCCGGGGCGCTCAGGGCATCCGGCGC